ACATAGATAAAAGAATACAAAAGATATGTAAAAATGCTGCAATTAATGGTGAATGTGTAGTATATGTTGAATATGATAAGAAAAAAGCTACTCCTAGACTAAAAATACTATCAAAAGTAGATGTATATTATGGCAATGAAAACAATGATGAAATAGAAGAACAACCATATATATTAATAAAACAAAGAGTATCAGTAATAGAAGCAAGAGATATAGCAAAGGAATATGGAGTAAGTGAAGACAAGATTCAATGCATAATGGGAGATAATCAGAATCAAGAAGAAAGTGGAGAAGAAGCTAAGCTTGAAAAAGATGAAATGGTTACAATAGTAACAAAATTATATAAAAAAGATGGAAAAGTACACTTTGCAAAAGCAACAAGATATTGTGATATTAAAAAAGATACAGATACTGGTTTGACATATTACCCAGTAATACATTTGATTTGGGAAGAAAAAGAAGGAAGTGCAAGAGGACAAGGGGAAGTAGAGCCATTAATTGCTAATCAACTAGAAGTAAATAAAACTCTAATGAGAAGAGCTTTAGTAACAAAACTAACCGCGTATGCTACAAAAGTTGTAAATGTAGATCAAATAGAAAATCCAGAAGAAGTAAATACTGTTGGAGCTGTAATACGAGTAAATGGAGACAGCAACGTTCAAGATGTAAACAAGGTATTTACTAATATAACTCCAGCACAAATGAGCCCAGATGTAAAACTATTAATGAACGATTTAATAAATGTTTCAAGAGAATTAGCAAATGCTTCTGATGTTGCAAGTGGAAGTTTAACAAATAGCACATTACAAAATGCGAGTGGACGAGCAATATTAGCAGTACAGCAAGCAGCACAGCAACCTTTAAAAGAACAAGTAGAATCCGTAAAATATTTTATAGAATGCTTTGCAAGAATATTATTAGACCACATAAAAACATATAACAGTGATGGCTTATTAATGGAGGAAGAAGTAGTAGGACAAAATGGAGAGACAGAAACTCAATTAATACCAGTACAAGGAAGTATATTAGAAAAGCTACAAGCCGATGTTAAAGTAGATGTAACGCCAAAGGGAAGCTTTGATAAATTTGCACAAGAACAAAGTTTAGAAAACCTGCTAAAAGCAGGTTATTTTAGTGTTCAAAGATTACCAGAATTAAAAATGTATTTAGAAACATTAGATGATGATAGTGTAATGCCAAAACAAAGAATATTAAAAGTAATTAAGAAGATGGAAGAAGAACAACAAAAGATAGCACAAATAAATGCAGAAGCAGAATTAATGAAACAAAGAGCAATGCAATTTATAAACAATGATCCAGATGCACAAGCACAACAATTAAGTGAAGCAAGCATGCAACAAAGTGTGTAGGAGGTGAGGACAATGAATGATAGAGCAAAATTTGTAGAAGTAAGCAAAGAACAGCAAGACAGAATAGACTTAATTAGAAGTTCATTTTCTAATATGTATGATGTAATAGACCATAATTGCAAACCTAGTAGAGAAACATCACTTGTACTAACAAAATTAGAAGAAGCTCAATTCTGGGCTATAAAAGGAATAACAAGGGAGGAGTTATAAATGAAAATAATGATTAGTCAACCTATGAAAGGTAAAACAAATGAGCAAATTAGAACTGAAAGAGCAGAATTAGTAAAGGAATTAACAGAACAAGGACACGAAGTAATAGATACAGTTTTTGACGATTTTCCAAACGGACAAGCAACACCACTACATTATCTAGCAAAATCAATAGAATTTTTGGCAAATGTAGATGGAGTAGTATTTATGAAAGGTTGGCAAAACGCAAGAGGTTGCAGAATAGAAGAAATATGTGCAAGAGAATATGGCAAATTTATAATGTATTTATAGTTTTCAACAGCTACTAACTATTCTTATAGTTAAAGGGTTGTGAAATAAATGTGTAGCAGTTAAGTGAAAAGCTTAACTGCTATTTTATATAGTCCAAGCATTTAAGACTTAAAACTGCATGGGTAAGTGAAGTCAAACACTTGCAGAAAAAATAGGAGGAAAGAAATATGGAAAACGAAGAAATGATGAACGATGAAGACCTAGTAGTTGAAGAAACTACTGAAAACGTGGGAGAACAAGCCACAGAAGAAGTTGTTGAAGGAGAAGAACAAGCCACTGAATCTAACAATGAAGAAGAAAACGTTGTAGAGGAAGAAAAGAAGTATACAGAAGAAGAATTAAATGCAAGAGTAAATGAATTGCTAAAGAAAAAACTACACAGACAAGAAACAAAAGTCAGAAAAGAATACGAGAAAAAGTATTCACAGCTTGAAAATGTAATTAGTGCTGGATTGAACACTAACGATATGAATGAAGCTGCTAAACAATTAGAAGATTTTTATGAAGATCAAGGAGTAAAAATCCCTAAATATAACAGAAATCTATCAGATAGAGAAGAAGAAATATTAGCAAAAGCAGAAGCTGACGAAATTATAGCTGCTGGATATGAAGATATAGTTGAAGAAGTGGACAGGCTAGCTGATATAGGAATCAACAATATGTCTAGTAGAGAAAAGTTTATCTTTAGAAATCTTGCAGAGAAAAGAAAAGAACTTGAAAGTGAAAAAGAACTTTTAAGCATTGGAGCAGATAAAAACATTTTAAAAGATGAAAAATATAAAACTTTCATTACTGAAAATGGACTTGAAAACGTTCCAGCAAAAAAAGCTTATGAATTATACAGAAAGCTACAACCTAAGCCACAGGTTGAACAAGTCGGAGACTTGACTAATAAAAATCCAAAG